CTTATGCCGGAACAGTTCAGTATCACAAGCAAGATTGGCAAGCCAAATGGTTGTATGAGCAGGCGGCGCAGGTTTATTCGAGGAAAGATTCTTCGTAGTCCATCACTGCTATCCGCCCGACTGCTTGTTTGAGCATCTTTGATTGATGCCAGTTTTGGCGTACCAAAGCAGTACAGACACCTTTTACGGCATCAAAGTCATCGCAATCGTTGATTTCTCTTACCGTTCTTTCGACCATCAGCTCTTCTTCAAGGCTTTGCTCCACTACCATCCACCCAAATGGATCGTAAGGCCCGTCGCTCAGAGGCATAAGGTTCCTCCGTCTTGAACCGTATGTAATCACCTATAGCGGGGAATAACCAGTCCTGCACTGGCAAGCAAGCCTGCCAATTGACGGGTTGCACGCAATTCATGACGACTGTGGTCCAAAACGCGCTGATGTAGCCCCAGTTCATACAACGCTTGGCATTACGGTCCCATGGTTGTTGTAGTTGCCAGTAAGGGCGTAGCTATGCATTGGCACGTTGTTCATCAGGTGAAAGACCATCTGCCCAATCTTGAGTCCTGGGTACAGGGGCAGATCGTGATAGCGGCGTTCGTTTTTTAGTTCGAGGGTGAGCTTGCTTCCGTGCCAGCCTGGATCGCACCAACCAGCAAGAAGATGATTAAGGCCGTCTCTGGCGCGGCTTGACTTGAGTACAAACTGAGCGGAGATGTCGTCGGGGAGATTAAAGCACTCGCGTGTTTCAGCCAAGCAAAAGCTGCCGGGCGAAAGCAGGTATGGGTCATCCTTCGTTGCCTTCTTGATGTCTACCCGAAACAGGTCTTTGTTTGTTGGAGACTCAACCATCAAGGAATTGCCAAGCACTACGTCAAGGCTGGCTGGGTTGATCAGCTCTGGATTGAAGGGCCACACCATTTGGCTGCCTTCACAACGCGCACGAATCTCCCAATCGCAAAGGACTGCCACGCTTTATAGGTAAAAACGTATTTTAGCCTTGGGTCATCGGTCGACAAATACTGCCCAACCGCTTGCTTCACCTTCAATCAAGAATCGTTGGTAAAAAGCAGACCGTGACATCCTGGTCCGCTCCCCTGATTTTGTAGTGTCATGACCGCCATGCTCCATGTCCGGCAGACCCATCGGATCCATTGCAATGAAATCGTCTTTGTCATAACCAATAATTACGCTCCAATGACCACAGCCATTGTTGTCACAAACAGCTGGCTTGCCTTTTGAAAAATCGCCTTTGTGTAGCCATCCCACCATTAGCGGCCTACCAGCGTCAATCTCAATTTCAATATCTTCAACCCTGACGTTTTGGCGAAACTCGGCGTCAAGGCCCAGTGATTTCAACGCAGAGACCTGAGCATGGACTTCAGTGGTGTCACCGTATTTTCGGCGTACTTGCCGATAAGCGTCTTGGCTTTTTACGCTTCGATGGAACGCCACAACCATTGCAGCAGCAGAGTCAAAGCACTCTCTATAGCCGTAGCCAGTAGGGCTATCTAGTTGGCTGTAGTACGGGACGCCATAGACCTCTTGATGGATGCCGCTTGTCTTCCACATGGAAAACCATTCAGCTTCATCATCTAGTAGTTCTTGATCGATGGCACGTTCCAGCTCCGCAATAGCAGCTAGCTGATGAGGATCGCCTTTTTTGAAAAACTGAAAAAACGGAAGGAGTGACAAGCCCACGATTACAATCCAAACCCACATTTAATTCTCAACGCGAGTCCCTGGGAATAGGTTTACCTTGACGAAATCGACCACTTTGTCATCAACAGTGTTGTCAGTGGTTTTGCAATATGCAGCCAACAGATCAACCACCAGCTTTTTAACGCCGTTTGACTGTAGGAAGCGAAACAAGATTGGACGAATCAGCAAAAGCATGACAAGACTGCATTTGCCAAAATTCTAAACGCGGTTTTGATGACCCTCAAGCCGTGCAACATTCTGTTCTAGGTCTGAGATTCGAGCAAATAGCTCCTGGTCCCTAACCCTTAGATCCGCATGGAGCACATCCATACGGCTCGCTAAATTATCCACAGCTGAGGTCAGACGTACCAACGAATCCCTTCCATGCTGGCCTTCACGGTTGGCACCTTTGATACCAGAAGCAGCCACGCCTATTGACGCACCAGCAACAGCAGCCCAGATTTCAACCACCATTCGACCAATAGCGTTGTTTCATCATGGCAGAAGAACAGGTTAAGCAGGAGCAAGAACAAGAGCCCGAATCAACGCCGTTGGCGGATTTCGTAAAGCTAGCTGTTCTTACATGGTCAATCGTGATGCTCAGCCTTAACTACCTGGGCTACGTCAAGGCGATGGATCCAACCTTCCCTGCCTCGCTGCTTACTGGAACGATGACCAGCTTTGGCGTCAACATCAAACGCGCCAATGGCAAGAAAAAAGAAGAGCCTACAATTACTGAACAAACCCCTACGTCCAAGCCAAAATGAGACGTTTTCTCTTTGTATCATGTCTAACGTTTTTTGCGATAAGTCCTGCTTCGGCGGACATCACGCACGCTATTAAGTCCTCAATCTCACTAACTGTTGATGGAGCGGGATCAATCTCAACGCGCGTACCGTCTTCAGTGGCAGTATCTGGCTCTAACGTCACTTTGGGTACTGCTCCTACTTTGGGGACACTTACTTCCGGGACTGCTCTTGGGTACACTCCTGGTGCTTACAGTATTACTACTGCTGGTGACAGCTTTTCATATACAGAGTCGTACATAGAAGGTGATGACGTTCCAACCGTGCTTTCAACAACCGTTACGGCGGGCGTAGTACCTGCTATGCCTATCTTTGGCAGCAACACTACAACTTCGGGCGGTGTAGCAGGTACTCTGGCGGGAACAATTGCAACTGATGGTGCGTTAACAATTACCGCTGGCGGGGCTGGTACGACTGCAATTGGCCAAGTTATTCAGGAGCTAACTATTAGATGAGAATACTGCTGTTATTGCTTTTGGCTGCTCCAGCGGCTGCTATCCCAATAGTCCCTAACTTCCAGCAAGGGACACTCTCCAGCACGACAAGAACAACTTCTAAAGTTAACGAAGTCATTAACTCTTACGAATACCGTACGGGCTATGAGTACACAGCAAGCGGCACAAACATAGAATCTTCTGCGGGTCTTGCTCCACAAAGCTTGACGACAACAACCAATACGTTGAACGGTATTTCAAGCAGATGGACTGGGCTTGATCCTGCATCTAGACCAACATGGAGCATCGTTAAGCCGGGTGCTGCTTTTTCCATAGTTGAGACTTTATCTGGACCAGGACTTATGAATCACACGCTAATAAATAGAGAAACTGACATCGAATCACTTACGGAGACCACCAGCACCTTTACCCAATGAAGCGCGTCCTAGCAGCGTTGCTGTTATTTGCTGGTCCGGTCAATGCTCAGGTTTCAAGCACTGCCGCTCCAGTTGCAAACAGTAGTGGCTCAGTCACAAACCAAGCTGTTCAGGTAGTACCGAGCAAAACTTTTGCATCCGTTATCAACGGTGTTCAATGCCAGGGTGCAACGCTCCACATCAACCCTTTCCTTAGTTCAACCACTGGCTGGTCTGATCCGTATGAAAGGTTTTACAACGAACCGGTCTACGACACGATTGATGTAACTGGTGCGTTTGACCCAGAAGGCAATCCCCTTCCAGATGGCAGACCTGATAACCCAGGCCGCGTCTTGTTTCATAAGCCAATGAGAACAGGCCAGAAAACCAACTTTTCAGTGAATGGTGGCATCACTGCACAGATCTCAATTCCGCTAGATCGCAGTCATATCCGTACCTGTCGCAAAGCGGCAATAAAGCAAGTTGAATTGATGGATGCTGCGCTTGCTGATAAACGACTCAATTACGAAATAGCTAGGTTGCGTAATTGCGCTGACCTGATGAAAGACGGTGTGATGTTTCACCCCAAGTCGCCGTATAGCAAGATCTGTGCTGATGTCGTCTTAGTTAATCCGCCAGGCGTGCTTCCGCCCCACAAGCACTCAATTCCTACTTCTTCAAAGACCGTTGAAACTTCCGACGCTGCCAATCCGACTCAACAGCAACCTTCTTCCCCAGCTTCTCCTTAATCTTCTTGATTGTCTTTTTAACGATGGGTTTAACCGCTTTTAGCAGAATATCGCCTAATGGTTTGGCGATGATGGCTGTTGTGGTTGCAACTGCGGCAATCGTGGCAGTTGTCATTACGACAGGACCACCAGGCAAATAATTGCCGACAATTGTTGATATGTCCAACGTGTCGAATTGTGTTTCGCATTTTCCATTGATCAATTTATAACCAGTGACAATTGCAGTCTGCTGCTTGTTTTTTGCGCCTATCGGTATTGCGTCTGGTGGAGGACATGGCAGCTCTGTGGCTACATTTGGAATGTCAGGCGATTGAGACCCGCTTGGCGAAGGGGACGCAGCCGGTTGCTTGTCAGCCGGTTTTTTCTCAGGATTTATTGCTGGCGGTTTGGCTCGTGAATAAGTCAGCGTGCCAGGCGTAAAATCCAACGCAGCCGGAAACGATGGCATCGTTCCATCGCAAACCGTGAAATTGCCCTTTGGG